TACCTGCCGGGGCGTCGAAGGTGGCCGGTGCGACGGAGGGGTGGCGCGTGTCCATACTCACGGGAGGACGGCAGACGCCTCGCTGATACATCAGCCGGCGGGCGGGAGATTGCTGGCGCGCGTCTGGAGCGCTGAAGCTCGCTCGGCGTCGGCGTCCAGGATGCCGTACTTGACCGCCGCCCGGGCCAGCCGGTACCCGATCCAGAGGACGGCGGCGGTAACGCCGAGATAGAGCACGAAGCCGATGAGCGCAGAGATGATGACGAACGCTGAGACGAGGTCCATGTGCGCAGGCTATCGTCACCGACACGAGTGAGTGCCCACACTTTGCCCACAGTCGAGCGCGGCTGTCGCGTGTTCAGTGGTGTCAACATGGGCTTTCATCCCGCGTGATCGCGGGGGAGTGGCGCTCTGGCGCGACGCCGGAGAGGGTTCAAGTCCCACCCGCCCTACGCAGGACCGCCGATCAGGAATCCCTGATCGGCGGCCTTTTTTGTTTCGCTCAGGCGGTGCGGATGCCGACGCGTGCCCACATTTTGCCCACATCTGCGGCGGCGGTCGCTCGTGCATCGAGGCGTTCGGCGACCGCTTCGAGGTCGTCGGGGAACAGATCGGCGTAGACGTCGAGGGTCATCGCGGCGGACTTGTGGCCGAGCATCTGCTGCACGACGAGCACGTTCGCGCCGCTGCTGATCGCGAGGCTGGCCGCGGTGTGGCGGAGGTCGTGCGGGGTGAGCCGCTCGATGCCGGCGTCGCGGAGACCGGCGAGGAACCAGCTGGACTCGACGTGCGGCTGCCGGATGCTGTGGCCGTTCTCGTCGACGAAGACGTGGCCGTCCATGCCGAGCCCCTCGCACAGCTGCGCGATCGCCGGGACGAGGAACGCGGGGTACGGAACCGACCGTCGCTCCCAGCTCTTCGGCTCACCCTCGTGGAAGATGCCGTCGAGCTCGACGAGAGGCCGCCGCACCTGCAGTCGGCGGCGAAGCGGGTTCACGTCGCGGACGCGGAGGCCGATGGCTTCGCTCCACCGCACGCCGGTGTACGCGAGCGTGAGCACGAGGGTGGACCGGACGGGGTCGCCAATCGCTTCGGCGAGGCGCATCACCTCGTCGTCGGTGAGGTAGCGGCGCGCCTTCTTCGTCTGCTTGCGGGGCAGGTTGTCGGTGCCGCGCGCGGGGTTCTTCTTGATGCGCCCGGCGCGGACGGCGTCGTCGAGGATGCCGGCGAGCACGCCGACGGCGCGTAGCACGCTCGTCGCGCCGAGCGGCTCGGCGGCGGGCACGCGCTTCGCGTTCCCGCGCTGACGCTCGCGCGGCGCGGTGCCTTTGATGAGCTGCGAGATCCACGCCTCGACGTCGGCGGCGTCGATCGCTGATACCGGGTACGCGCCCCACTTCGGCAGGACGTAGACGCGCCACGCGATCTCGAGCGGCCGGTACGACGAGGGCTTCAGCGTCGACTTCTTCTCGAGCCAGAGCGGGCCGAGGTGCGCGATCGTGACGCGCCCGGCGGCCGGGTCGACGTAGTCGCCGGTGGCTTTGCTGACGGTGATGGATGCGAGGAACAGTTCGGCGTCGCGCTTCGTCCTGAATCCGCGCTTGTCGGTCTGCGACTTGTCGGGCTTGCGGTAGCGGACGCGGTACCGTCGCCCATCGGCGGTCGCGTACGCGGTGATGCTCCCCGCCATCAGGCCGGCTCTGTTATCCGCGCGTAGCGTTCGTGCGCTGCCTGCTTCGTGATGCCGAGCGCGGCGCCGATGCGCTCCCACGAGCAGCCCATAGAGCGTGCCGCGCGCACCTGCTCGGCGAGGTCGTCGTCGAACACGCGCCGCAGCTCCGCGTACGAGCGGAGGATGGCCTCGTTGCTGGCGTCCATGTCGTCGGTCCGAAGTGATCCGGCGGCTTCGCGGATGTGCTGGAAGGCGGTGTCAGGGTGCGTCATGTCGTCAAGGTATCTTGACGATGCGGGGCGTGTCAATCCGTCCTGACGCTCGTCGTCGTCGCCGTAGACGTACTCGAGTACCCACTCGTTGACGAGCGCGGTGAGGTTCGTCCCCTCGGCGCGAGCCTTCTCCTGGGCAGGAAAGTAGGGGTCATCTGGGATGCGGAAGGTCCGCGGTCGAGTCTTGGGCTGGTTCGGCACGAGCCAATGCTGACACCTGCTCTGGTGGGGTGTATTGCTCTGCTGGTACCATCCCGCCCATGACCGATCCCGAGGTCAGAGTGGACAGCGAGCTCGCGAGACTTGGCGAGGCGAAGGCCGCGGCGAATGGTGAGCGTCTCGAAGATGTGATCGAACGCATGCTGCGCGAGTACGTCGAGGGCCAACGGTCTCGCGGCCGTGGCGGGTCGATGCCACCACCTGATCGCTAGCCTAGTTACACGACTTCCGAACTCTTGTCCCCCTTAAGGGGGACACTTTGGCGAGCGTTTACCGAATCGTGATCCGTTGCTGAGGAAGCCGCAGCAATACACCTCCCCAGTGTCGCCGTGCCGGGTTAGAGTCCTCTCATCGTCGGCGCCTCCATCGGGGGAGGGGAAGACGGTACAGGCAGCCCCCAACCGCCACCCCGCCTGAGAGAGCCAAAACCTAAAATGACCGACGACGTCCAGCCGCTGTGCGGCACCGGTGCCAACTGCGAACGCGATTGCCCGTTCCTCCGCCGGGCATTCAACTGTCCGAGCGTTTCCGAAGCGCGAGCGATCGCGATTGAGCAGGGCACGACGCTCGGAGCGATCCTCCGTCAGATATTCTCTTCGGCCTCGTCGACGACCTCGGCGATATCGAGCCCGAGTACCTCGCACAGCTCTCTGAGGTAGCGGAGGTTGATGTCGCGCCGGCCGTTCAGCATTCGTTCGACCGTCGGGCGCGACAGCGATGTTCGCTCCGCGATCTGGGTGTAGCTCGGCTGACCGTCCTGCTGCTGTGCCTTTTTGAGGATTGCGGCTACGGCGAGGGTGTAGTCGTCCATTCCCTGCTCCATTCGGATCACTGTACTCGCTGGAAGAGCATTGCCCGCGGATTCTGATACAACCCGTTTTCGGTGCGCCGAAGAGGGGCGTTTCAAGTTTCTGATACTTCACGCTTGTAATCCGTTCGGATCACGGCTAGCGTGCTCCGTATGGATCACGCAGAGTACGACCGGGCGACTGGTCAGATCGCCAAGGCGGCGATCATCGAGGCCTTCGGATCGGTGCAGGGTGGGGCGAAGGCATCCGGGATCCCGTACGCGTCGCTCGACCGCAAGCTGAAGGGCATCACGTCCTTCACGACCCGCGAGCTGCGTCTCCTCGCGGGTGTGACGAAGCGTCGAGTGCGTGACCTGCTGCCGCGCGAGACCGGGCGGGTCCGCTGATGGCCGTCACCGCGCTGCGCCCGCGAACAGAGGCGCCGGTCTGGCTGTCGCCCGAGCAGGTGTGCGAGCGCGTGCCGGGCATGACGAAGGTGCGGCTCGCGGATCTCCGCGACCGCGGCGTCGGCCCCGCGTACCAGAAGCCGACCGCGCGCACGGTGATCTACCGCGCCGACGACATCGATGCATGGGTCGCGGCGAGCCGCGTCGGCACGCGGGAGCAGTCGTGAACGCCCGGGCCCCGTTCGAGGTCGGCATCCCCGCGACGCAGCACCACGCGTACGACCGTGTCGCCGAGTCGTTCGGTCTCGGACGCGACGAGGTCGTCACGGACGCCGAGCGGTTCGAGTTCGCGGGCCACGGAGTCCGCGCCGGGCTGGTCGACGGAGAGGCGTGGTTCGTCGCTGTCGACGTCGCCGCGGTACTCGGTTACTCCGCGACGTCCGCGATGACGCGGAGCCTCGACGATGACGAGAAGGGGGTGCGAGTTCTGCACACCCTTGGCGGCCCGCAGGAGGTCGTCGTGCTGAGCGAGCCCGGCCTGTACTCGGCGATCATGCGGGCCCGTGTCGACGGCGCCCGCGAGTTCAAGAGGTGGGTGACGCACGAGGTGCTGCCGAGCATCCGCCGCACCGGCTCGTACACCGCGCCGGAGACCCCCGAGCAGCTGGTGGCGCGCGCGCTGACCGCGGCGCAGGGCATCATCGCGCGGCGCGATGTGCAGATCGCCGAGCTGACGCCCCGCGCTGAGGCGTGGGATGAGCTCGCTGACGCCGCCGGTGACTATGCCGTCGCGGATGCCGCGTCGATCCTGAAGCGTGCCGGCGTGGACACCGGTCCGCAGCGTCTCTTCGAGACGCTCGGCGAGATCCGGTGGACGTACCGCGGTGAAGGCAAGCGGTGGCGGCCGTACGCGTCCGCCTTGGACGCCGGGTACCTCACCGAGCGTGCGATGCCGCCCCGCCTGAACAGCGACGGCGACCTCGTGCCGACGGCGCCGCAGGTCCGGGTGACCGCGCGCGGCCTCGAGCGTCTCCGCGTCCGCCTCGGCGTCATCACGGAGGTGGCGTCGTGATCCGCGGGCTCGGCATCCTGATCGGCCTCGCGCTGATCTTCGCCGGCATCGGTCAGGCGGTCGCCCGCGACTGGACCATCGACGGCCTCTTCCTCCTGCTCGCCGGCCTCGGCCTGGCGATCCTCCTGCTCGCGGCACTGTCCGCGTACGAGACCACCGCCGGGGGCACACCACCCTCCCCAGGTGCGCGACTCCCAGACGCGTAGCCCCCGGCGGTTCCCCACATCTGAACACTCGACCACCGATCCGAACGAAGGGCACTCGAATGGATCACCTGCACATCGAGCACGACATCGCGCTCGACCACGTCACCACCCTCAGCATCGCCGCACGCGCCGCTCACGCGGCCACCGTGTGCGACGCGCTCGAGGAGCACCGCCACGCGCTGACCGCCAACGAACTGCACGACCTCGCGTTCGGCGCCTGGCGCGAGTTCATCGACTTCGACCAGCCCATCCCGCAGCGCGATGTCGTCGCAGTGTTCCTCCGTGTCGCCCGGTTCCTGCCGGAGCAGATCGCGGTCGACCTCGCCGCCGAGACCTTCGACGCCGACGCGGAGACGTGGCAGCGGTTCCCCGACGGGTCCGGCCTCCGCTGGATGCCCGCCGACGATCTGCTCATCCTCTCCTACCCGACCGGGCAGCGGTTCCCTTCGGTCGTCGAGGTCGCCCTCACCGGCGGCCGAGCGGTCGGCCGCATCTGATGTTCACCCTGATCCTCGCGCTCGCCTCGGCGATCGCGGCCATCACCATCACCATCGCGGCTCTGCAGCTGCGCAACAGCCGCCCACCGCGGCGGAGAGGAGCCTGACTCATGAGCGGAGTGAAGCTCGCCGGCGCACTGCCGAAGGAGTACGACCGGAACGGGATGGACAAGCTGCACTCGCAGCTCGTCGGCAACCCGGAACGCCGCCACGTCGTCGTGATGGTGGTGGACTGCCTGCGCACCACGATCGACCACGACGGCGAGGAGCGGTACACCCCGACCGCGGGCGTCCTGTTCATCGAACCGATCACGGACCGCGACGACCGCGAGAACGTCCTCGAGGCGATGGCACGGCAGCGGGCCGAGCGCACCGGCGACGCGACGCTCGACTTCAACTTCGGTGTCGAGGATCCGCTCGCCGAGACCATCCGCAGCATGCGCGATGAGGGCGTCACGGTCACCTTCAGCTCGGGAGCGCCGACGGAAGCTCCGACAGAGACACCGGCGGCCGCTGACGGCGACACCGAGTTGCTCGTGGCCGCGGCCGAGCTCGTCGTCGCATCACAGTTCGCATCCACGTCGATGATCCAGCGGAAGCTGCGCGTCGGTTACGCGAAGGCCGGGCGCCTCATGGATCTCCTCGAGGCGCACGGCGTGGTCGGGCCGGCCGAGGGTGCGAAAGCGCGAGACGTGCTCGTCGCTCCCGAGGGACTCGCCGACCTCCTCGCCCGCCTGCGCACTGTCGGGGCCGAGTCGTGAGCACCGTGGAGGAGGAGGAACGGGGCCTGCTCGTCATCGTCGCCGAGGACGCACCCGAGGATGAGTGGCACGACGGCCGCGACGAGGGTGTGACGGCGTCGGAGATCCACGACATCGCCGTCGGATCCCGGAAGGCGCAGCGCACGATCCTCGACGGGAAGCTGAACGGTTCGACGTTCAAGGGCAACGCGCACACCCGAGCGGGCCATGACGCCGAGGCGGGCATGATCGCCGCCGTCCGCGAGTTGCCCGGCGTCGTGTCGGCGCACGAGTCGCACGCCCTGTTCGGCAACTGGGACAACCCGCTGCACCGCGCCACCCCGGACGGGTTCGGGATGAGCGCGCAGCTCGGCCAGCCGTTCGGTATCGAGGCGAAGTGGCACGCCGCCGGCTGGGCGGGTGCGGTGTGGGCGGGGGACTGGGACCAGTCCGTGATCCCGGCCGAGCACTTCGATCAGATGCAGTGGGGCATGCACGTCACCGGCCTCGAGTGGTGGCTGTACGTCGTCACCGTGGAGGGCATCGACGGCATCCGGCATGTGTGGGTGCCCCGCAACGATCGGCGCATCGCCGCCCTGGTCCGTGAGGCGGACGCGTTCATCGCGTGGCGTGAGTGCGGCGCCCCCGAGGTCGACGACCTGCCCGACGAGGTCGACGACGCGCTCGCCGAGTACGCCCGGGCGCTCGCGGACGCCGCCGACGCCGACGCCCGCAAGAAGCTCGCCCGCCTCGTGATCGACGCGTACGCCGCCGAGAACCTGCCCGAGGACGGCCCGCTGCGGAAGTCCGGATCCCGCGCGTCGCTGTTCGTGCAGGCGAAGCCCCCGACCCCTGTGCTCGACGAGCTCGCATGGCGTGAGGCCGAGCCCGCCACGTACGAGGAGTACGTGAGCACGATCGCCCGCGCCGAAGCGCAGCGCTGCCTCGCCGCCGAGCTGTACACCACCACGAAGCCGGTCGCCCCGGTGTTCCGTGTGAACCCGAACGGAGACCCGAAGTGACCGACACCCCGAGCCTCACGCTCCCGCCCCGCGAACGGTCGAAGGCGCCGCAGTGGCGCATCGACGACACCGTGCTCGTCGACGACAAGCGGTGGATCATCCGCACCCTGAACCGTCGCACCGGCGCCGTCGAACTGTCGTCGGCGAACACGGTCAACGTCGACATCTGGTGGCGCACCACCCTCGACAAGCTCCCGGAGAAGGTCCGATGACCCGCCCGTACACCCCGCACGAGAAGACGGCAGACGGCCGGACGATCCTGCACGTGCACCGCTGCTGCGAGAACTGCGGCCGCGAGATCGGCGACGCAAACGCTGCGGAGCTCAAGGCCGCGATGGACGGCGCACCACTGCCGCCTGTCGCTGAGGAGTGCGGATGCCCGCAGATCGTCGAGCAGATCGCGATGTACACGAACTCCCGTGACGGCATCGAGAGTGGCACCGTCGCGTGGCCCGACCTCGACGAGGCCGGCCGCGAGTCGTACCGCAAGGACGCGACGTCGACGCTCCGCGTGATCTCGGCGCTCGGCTGGCTGCCGAAGGGGGCGATCGCATGACCGCGACGATCGACGAGGTCGCGAAGACCCTCGGCGAGTTCGAGGCCCTCGCGCAGAAGACAGGGGAGTGGGACGGCGCAGACCCGGTCGAGTTCTCGGCCGACGGCATCACGTGGCTGCCCGTCTGGGTGAAGACCGACGAGCACGAGTTCCCGCCGTTCGCGCGCGCCACCGTCCGCCGGAAGGGTGTCGCCGCACCCACGGTGATGATCGTCGCCTGGGACGAATCCGTGCCGGCCGCCGACGACTGGCGGGCGCTGTGGGAGCGCAAGCCGATGAAGCTGTTCGGCTCGTTCGCGCTCCGCTCGGCGATCCGTCACGCGTTCCGCGATGTGGTCGGCGACCTCCGCGGCCCCGACGAGAACGACACCGACGGGCCGACGATCGGCGCCCCACGCACGGATGCCGCACCCCGAAACTGGGGCGACGAGATCGATGCGGCCGAGACCGTCGAGCAGCTCGACGCGCTCTGGGCCGCGGCGAAGACCGCTCGTGCACGCACGGGTGGCATGGAGATGGCGTACAAGATCCGCCGCGACCACCTCATCGAAGCCGAGTGGGAGCCCGCGCCCGGCCCGAGCGTAGACGTGCAGGGACCGGCGACACCTGAGCGCATCGCAGAGCTCGCCGACCAGATCGCGAGCCACCGCGCGACCCCCAGCGTCGAGCCCACCGACGCCGCGCCCGCGAAACCGGGCCGCGCCCCGCAGGACTTCCAGCCGCCGGCGAACCGCGCTGAGCGTCGCGCCGCGTCGAAGCGGAAGGGGCGGGGACGATGAGCCTCGACACCGCGACGGGCGTCATCGAAGACGAGGAGACGTTCCCGGGCACCGACACCCACCTGGTGCCACTGAACCTCGGGCTGCTGGACGAGAACGAACTGCTCGCACTGTTCCCGACCCCGGCGCAGGCCGCCGGCGCACTGCTGAAGGCACGCGAGGTCAACGGCCGCGCACCAGCCGCGCTCGCCCGCTTCCGCCAGGCACTGCTCGAGGCGGAGAACGAACTGCGGATCGCGGTCGCCCTCGGCGCCGAGGAACTCCTGCAGCTGTACCCGCGGATGTCGATGACGGAACGCCGCGACCTCGCCCGCGCCATCAACGACCGCGCGAAGGCCGCTCAGGTGGCCCGCGACACGGCGTGGCTGCAGCTCGAGTACGCCCGCGACTTCGAGCGTGCCATCGGCCGCGACATAGACATCCTGCGTTCGCTGAACGCCAACATGCGAGGTGAGCACCGATGACGATCCCGTATGCGGAGTTCCTCGCGCGCCGGCGCGGACGCACGGAGGATAGCGGCGCCGTCGTGCCGCCCGGCGACCTGCACACTTCGCTCAAGCCGTTCCAGCGCGACGTCACGACGTGGGCCGCTCGCGTCGGCCGCCCGGCCGTATGGGCAGACACTGGCCTCGGCAAAACGCGGATGCAGCTCGAGTGGTGTCGCGTCATGGCCGATGTCTCGCTCGTCGTCGCACCGCTCGGCGTCGCCCGCCAGACGCCCGAAGAGGCCGCGCTGATCGACTCCGATGCGCGCTACGTGCGCAGCGGAGACGAGATCACCGGCCCCGGCGTCTACGTCACCAACTACGAAATGGTCGATCGCTTCGACCCGGCGAAGCTCGGTGCCGTCGCGCTCGACGAGGCGTCCATCCTGAAGCAGTCAGACGGCAAGACCCGCACGAAGCTGATCCAGCACTTCCGCGACGTCCGCTACCGGTCGACATGGACCGCGACGCCGGCGCCGAACGACCCGGAGGAGCTCACCAATCAGGCCGAGTTCCTCGGGCACATGACGCGGACGAACATGCTCGCGGCGTACTTCGTGCACGACCAGGACGGATGGCGACTCAAGGGGCACGCCGTCGACCCGATGCTCGACTGGATGAGCACGTGGGCGATCGCGATCCGACGCCCGTCCGACCTCGGATACTCCGACGAGGGGTACGACCTGCCGGGGCTGAACATCATCCCGCAGCTGGTCGACGTCGAGATCGAGCCGGGCGACGGCGAGCTGTTCGCGATGACCATCGGCGGCGTGCAGGGTCGATCGAAGGTCCGCCGCGAGACGCTCGCCGCGCGCATCAAGCGCACTGCCGAGCTCGTCTACGCCGAGCCCGATGAACCGTGGCTGCTCTGGTGCGGTCTGAACGACGAGGCCGCCGCGCTCGAGCTGATCCTGCCGGGCGCAGTGAACGTCCACGGGTCGATGACGCCCGACGAGAAGGCCGACCGACTGCTCGGGTTCGCGCACGGCGACTTCCCGGTGCTCATCACGAAGCCGAAGATCGCCGGGCTCGGCATGAACTACCAGCACTCCGCGCGCATGGCCTTCGTCGGCATGAACGACTCGTACGAGCAGTACTACCAGGGCATCCGTCGCGAGTACCGGTACGGGCAGACCCGCGTCGTCGACGCTCACATCGTGCTCTCCGCCGTCGAGGCGCAGATCGCGGAGAACGTCGCACGCAAGGAATCACAGGCGAACCGCGTCATCGACGGACTGGTCGCCCGCAACGCCAGGAGGGCCGCATGAACGAGGACGCCTATGTGACAGACGAGGCGCGCGGGGAGCTGTGGGAGTTCTGGCTCGGCGACAGCGCCGAGCGCATGGTCGAGATCCCGACCGACAGCGTGCACCTGTCGGTGTACTCGCCGCCGTTCGCGACACCCGAAGGCGGGGCGCTCTACACCTACTCGGCGCTGCTGCGCGACATGGGGAACGCGACGTCGATCGAGGACTTCCTCGGCCAGTTCGCGTACATCATCCGCGAGAACCTCCGTATCACCGTGCCCGGCGGACACGCCTGCGTGCACGTCGCCGACGTGCCGTATCTCAAGGGTCGCCACGACCGGACGGGCATCTTCGACTTCTCCGGCGAGGTCGTCCGCGCCTACGAGGCCGAGGGCTGGGAGCTCGAGGCGCGCGTGACCGTCGACAAGGATCCGCAGGCGCAGGCGATCCGCACGAAGGCGCATCACCTGATGTTCGTGACGAAGAACCGCGACTCAGCGAAGGTGTCGCCCGCACTGCCGGACTACCTCCTGGTCTTCAAGAAGCCGGGCGAACGTCCCGCACCGGTCAAGACCGACGTCACCAACGAAGAGTGGATCGAGTGGGCACGGCCGATCTGGTACGGCATCCGCGAGTCGAACACCCTCAACGCGAAGATCGCGCGCGAGGCCGACGACGAACGCCACCTGACCCCGCTGCAGCTCGACTTCATCGAGCGGTGCGTGCGCCTGTGGACGAACCCGGGCGAGCGGGTGTTCTCCGCGTTCGGCGGCGTCGGGTCGGAGCTGTACGTGGCCGTGAAGTGGGGCCGCGAGGCGCTCGGCATCGAACTCAAGCCCTCGTACTGGTCGACCGGGTGCAGTTACCTCACTGAGCTCGAGCGCGAGATCGCGGCGCCGAAACTCACCGACGCGCTGGAAATGTCATGAGCGCCCCGGTCGGGTTCCCGCCCCGCGTCGTCGATCTGATCTGGACGCGCGACAAGGGCTCGTGCGCGTGCTGCGGCCGTGGCCTCGTCCGTGAGCGGCGCGGCATCGACTGGGCCATCCATCACCGGTGCCCACGCGGCGCCGGCGGCGCCGGGAAGCGGGCGACGTGGGTGAACCGGGCGGCGAACGGTGTGCTGCTCTGCAACGACTGCCACGCCCGCATCGAAGCGAACCGCCGACACGCCCGCACCCTCGGGTGGCTGGTGTCCCGCCTCGGCTCTGACCGCTCGCGGGACATCGCGATCCCGCACGCGCTCCTCGGCGCCGTGTATCTCGACGACGACGGAGGGTGGACCAGCGCATGACGTTCGCGATCCGCTGGCGTGAGGACGCATCCGGGTTCGTGGGCCGCACGCCGGGAAGCTCGCCTCGAAGGCGCCGCACTTCACGACCGAGGGTGAGGCGGAGACGGTGCGTCTCGGGATGCCGAACGCGGAGTTCGCCGAGGTGATCGTGGTCCCGGACGAGCCGGAGAAGGAGTGGGAGTACGACGACGCGGCCCGCGCACGCGTCACGGCCGCCCTCGCCGAGATCGACGCGAACCAAGCGCACCTCCCGACGTGCGCCCTGTGCGGGCAGCGGTCGCTGAAGCTCGACCGGTTCGGGCTCTGCTCGAAGGTATCGCAGCCGCACCTGGACTGGCGTGCTGGTGTGCGCGCCGACGAGAAGGCAGGAGTAGCGCGATGACGTTCATCGACGAAGACGCGCGCCCGGATGCGGGCGTCGATGTCGGCGGGAGACCTGGTGTGCATCGACGGTGAGATCGACCTTGACAAGGTGGCGCGTGCGCTCGTCGATGAGTTCGGGGGCGACCGATGAGCATGCCGACGTTCGCGATGACGTATGTCGTCTACTGGCCTGCCGAGGGCGTGCTGAAGGTCGGCCGCGCATGGAAGTGGTCGCGGGTCGCGCGTCTCATGGATGCCGGCGCCCGGGTGATCGTGTGCCAGCGGGGCACGGATGCCTCGTGGGAGCGCGAGGCGCTGCGGGTGCTGCGCCGGTGGCTGCCGCAGGCGTTCGCGTCGTGGGAGGACGCCGAGGCTGTCCTGGGCCCGGGTGGCAAGGGCTACACGGAGTGCTTCACCGTCGCTGAGCACGATCTGGAACTCGCCCTAGAGCTGTGCATCAAGGGCTTCGCGAGAGGTAACGACCGAGGTGTCAACGAAGCAACGAATGATCAGCGCCGCCGACCTGGATCATCTCGATCCGGTGCCGGACGTCGCGAAGCCGACGGCGATGTGGCTGTGGCTGAACCTCGACCCGCTCGGGCGGGGACTGGCAGATCCGGAGTGGATCGCGGAGCGCATGCACCCGCGGCGGCCGCTGTCGTCGACGGTGGGGGAGATCGAGACGCATCTGCTGATGCTGATGGACGCCGACTTCCTGACCACGTATCAGGCGGAGGAGTGCGAGTGGCTGCTGTTGCTGCACCCGCTGCGGGTGGACCTGCGGGGCACACGGATCGTGACCCCGGACCCGCCGCCGGGTTCTCCATGGACGTCCGTGGCTGTGGGGCGGGGGAGCGCGGGCGGGCGCGAGTGGGCGCGGGAGCGGGCGCGAGCGCAGGTGCGGGCGGAGGACGCCGCGAGGGCGAGCGCCTGGGATGCGGTGCGCGAGGACCGCGCCGAGCCCGAGGCAGCGCCCGAGCGTCCGCTGCTGTTGGATGCCCCGCCGATGTTCTGCGACGACCACATGCCTCACGGTGCTGGCCGGAAGAAATGCGGACCCTGCCGGGATGCCCGCCTGCTCAGGGACGAGTGGCTCGCACGCCGGGTCTACGAGGAGAAGCTCGCGAGCTATCACGAGCAGGCAGGGGACGACGATGAACCGTTCTGAGCGGGTCCGGATGGCGAACCTCGACGGGATCCTCGACCGCCTCGACAACGCCGAGAGGAAGGCGATCTACGACCTCCGCAACGCCGGGTTCCTGGTGAACACGGTGGAGGAGGCGCGCCTGATCCGTACCGAGTACCGACAGACCGCACGGCTGCAGGCGCGGGCCGTGGAACGAATGAGCACCATCGCTCAGGGGAGAAGGACAGCATGAGCTATTGGCCTGACGGCATGGCCGTAGACCCGATCGGCGAGTGGCCGGGCGAGCTGACGCGGAACCGTGCGCGATCGAACTTCGCGTCGTCACTGAGCTCGACCATGGACACGCTCCGCCGCGAGCTGACCATGCTCGGTGCCCGGAACGCGCGCATGCAGATCGCGATCGCGCCCGAGGCGTTCCGCCTCGACGGATATCCGCGCGCGACGGCGAAGCCTGAGCACCCCGGGATCATCCTCACGCTCGACTCGAAGCACGGCCCGCTGTCGTACCCGTGCGACACGTTCCTGACGTGGCAGGACAACCTGCGTGCGATCGCCCTGGCGCTCGAAGCGCTGCGAAAGGTGGATCGTTACGGCGTCACGCGGCGCGGCGAGCAGTACCGCGGCTTCCTCGCGATCGAAGCGACGGCGATGCCTGCCGGGTTCGGCTCCGTCGACGAGGCGTGGACGTTCATCCTCGACCGCGGCGGATACGACCGGGACGAGACACGCGTGAGCGGTCGCATCCGCGATGCGAAGCGAAGCACCCATCCCGACCTCGGCGGCCGCGCGGAGGACTTCCAGCGAGTGACGGCCGCCGAGCAGTACCTCAAGCAGAACGGAGCCATCGCATGAACGGCGAGACGATCATCACGGTCGTGGGGAACCTGACGGCGGATCCGGAGCTGCGATACACGCAGAACGGGCTGCCGGTGGTGAACTTCACGATCGCCAGCACCCCGCGGAGCTTCGACCGGGCGGCGAATGAGTGGAAGGACGGTGAGGCGCTGTTCCTGCGGGCGTCGTGCTGGCGGGAGTTCGCGGAGCATGTGGCCGGCTCGCTGTCGAAGGGCATGCGGGTCGTCGCGACCGGGCGGCTGAAGCAGCGGACCTATCAGGACCGCGAGGGCGCGAACCGCACCGCGATTGAGCTCGAGGTCGATGAGATCGGGCCGAGCCTCCGCTATGCGACCGCGCAGGTCACTCGCGCAGCGGGCAACGGGAGCGCGGCGAAGCCGGCGGCTCAGTCCGAGCAGTGGGCGACCGCGGAACCTGGCGACAGTGCCCCGTGGGATCCGTCCGCCGGCGACGACACCCCGTTCTGAGGAGACGAACGATGACGGGTCAGCGATGCCGCGAGTGCGGCGAGGGGAAGCACGGCGCTTGCAACGGCACAGCGCTCGTCGACGACGGGCTCGATGTGCTCGAGGTGGACTGCATCTGTGCGAGCGGGGGACACGCATGAGCGAGCGGGTATGCGTTCGAGGCTGCACCGTGCGTGGTGTGCACTATGCGACATGCGCTGACTACGGCATGCAGGAGGCGTTCGACCAGGCGCGCGCGGCCGGCGTGCCGGGGGTCGCGTACGACCCGAGGTGCAGGGGATGTGCTCCGCGTGAGTGCCGTGATGGGTCGCTGATCTGTGACCGGTGCTTCGGCCGGATGCGTGGCCTGCTGTCGGATGCCCGGGATCTGCTGGGGCGGTTGCGGGCGATCGCGGATCCGTCGAAGGCGACACCACTGGATCAGGTGCGTGTGGCGGCGTCGAGTGTGGAGCCGGCGGCGCCGGTGTCAGCGGACCTGTTGGACGCGATCGGTGCTGTGGAGCAGGCCGTCGAGTGGGCGTACGTGGATCTCGCGGAGCACACGAACGATCTCGATACGGTCACCTATCTGTCGGCGCTGATCCTGAACCGTCACCCGGAGGTCGACGGTCTCCGCCACGCATGGTCGCTGCAGGACGCGGTGGACCGGTGGGGTGTGGAACGCGCCGACCGGAACCCGCAGCCGTGGGAGGACGACGACGAGCGCCTCGAGATCGTCGAGCCGGTTGCGGAGTGGCTGAACCCGATCGTCGGCCGCGACGACGCCGAGGGCCTCGCCGGGTCCGCGTCGACGCTGCGCCGGTGGATCAAGGACGGCGACGTGACCCCGGTGGGTGAGGTGTACATCGCGGGTGTGCGCACGAGGTTGTTCCGTCGCGCCGAGCTCGTCGCGTGCCGGGAGCGGATGCAGGGCCGGATGAACACTGGACGACCGAAGAGGAGCGAGTGATGAGATTCACGTTGGAAGAGAAATACGAGAGCGACGCGCCCACCGTCCACACCCGTGTCGAAGCGGACGTCTGGCCGATGGACTGCATCTACGGCGACTGTGATCACGGAACGCCCGCGGACCGGGACGCCGAGCGACCGCTCGCAGCCTGCCCGTCGTCGAAGGCCATCGTGTGCCAGGAGTGCAGCGAGTGGCACTCAGAGTACGAGGGTGGCATCGAGTCCTGGCCGTGCGAGAACCATGCCGTGCAGGTGTGGCAGAAGGCAGGCGGTGAGGAACGGCAGTACGACGCCATGGTCGAAGCATTCCTCCGCGGATGGCGCGAGCACGAGCGAGCCCGCGCGGATGGGAGCACGACGTGAAGCATCCCCACATCGCGACCGGACGGCACATGGACGGCCGCGACCCTCGGTTCCGAATCAACACCGCGCCCGGCGTCATGGAGCCGAAGCACGGCGTCAACGAGGCCCACGGATCGTTCCTGCAGCGCCACGTCGTCGTCGAGCTCCGCGACGAGCTGAATGCGTGGCTGGATGCCCATCCGACGATCGAGGAGCGGGTGGAGAGGATCGTCGGCGATGCCCTCGACGCCGACGCCAAGCAGGCACTGAGCGGGCTCATCCATTCAGCTGATCCGGTCGAGTACAACCGGCGCGTGCACCTCGGCCTCGAGCCGTCCGAATCGGAGCGGGCGCCGTGAGCGAGTGGCACATCGGCCCCGTCTTGCCGACATCGGCGAAGGGTCACTGCGCGTTCGTCACGTCATGGGCAGTCAAGATCTGCGGCGCCCCGGCCTCCGACCACTACCTCATGGAGAACCCCCGGTACTGCATGTTCGTCTGCGCGGGGCACACCGACCGCGTCGCCACCCTGTCCCACCCGGTCGACGGACATCCCGTCACCGCCGAGTGCCTCCACCCCGAGTCCGAATGGCAGGAGTCGACGCCGAGCAGGCCGGGGTTCTGCTTCGTGCCGACAGAGGATGTCGAGCTGCTCGAGGGCGTGCGCGAGCTGACGGCGACACGCGGGTGATCTCGCGCGCGCGAAATACTGGAACCTTGGCGGATTCGTGGGATACGATAGCCGCAGGCGAGAACTGGCCCCGAGACTACTCGGGGCCTTCGTCGTTCCCGGGGCCGCGCAGCTCCAGCTCACACACATACGGCGCGGCCCCCTCGATCTTCCGTGTCCGTGCCCTGGACCGGAACCATGCCCCGCCGCCGCGCGAACACATCCGCGGGCTGCGAGCCTCCGACGTCGCTTGACGAGTCGGCGGGGCGTTCGGCTGAGATGGGCGGGTCCGCGAGCGGGGTGACCTCGCGGGCCCGCTCCCAACGACGGGAGCGGGCGATGGCGCCGACTGTGGCACGGATCGTGCACTACCAGCTGTCAGTGGCGGACGTGGAGCGCATCGCCATGCACCGCGGCCGCTGCACAGTCCACTGCAACCGTTCGTATGTGGGTGACATTCTGCCGCTGCTGGTCGTCCGGGTCTGCCCGGATGGCAGCGTGAATGGTCAGGTCTTCCTCGACGGGGACGACACGCTCTGGGTGACGTCGGTGCGCGAAGGCGACACTGACGGCACGTGGGCGTGGCCGCCACGCGTGTAGCGATGGACACCACGCCGAAGACTCAGCCGATCGGATACGTCCGGGCCGTGCGGGTCGACGGGCTGTGCGATCGCTGCTGGCTTCCGAGCCTCATCAGCTTCACCCTGATCATCCTGCTGGACGACGGCATCTCGGAGCACGACCGCGGGACGCGCTGTGCGCACTGCGACCGGAGAGACTCGTGACACGCCGCGACCCGCTCGCCTGGTACAACGGCCGCCCAGGCTGGCATCACCGCGAGCACCGGCGCATCTCCGGACGCGTCGGCACCATGCTCCTCGTCTGGGCGGCCGCGTTCGTCTGGTGCATCACCGGAGACTGAGGAGACGCGATGTCGACTGCAGCTCGCAAGGCGCGGAAGCGCGCCGGCATCCCGTTCACGAAGCCAGCGAAGACCCCGACCCGCGTGTACTCGCAGGTGCGGGGTCTCGGTCTCGTGTCGATGGCGGAGATCCTGGCGGGCATGGTCATCAGGGGCGACCGATGACGTGCGACGTGTGTGGTGAGAAGACGTTCCCGGGTGTCGTGTGCTGCGACCTGCTGATGGATGAGCTCGGCGACGACGACCCCGCCATCGTGCGGGGCAGCGACTAGGCGAGGTGGGTCATGGGCGAACTCGACGTGTACAAGCGCAACGACGGCAAGTGGGCGTGGCGCCTGGTGGCCCCGAACGGTCAGATCATCGCGACCGACGGCGGCCAGGGCTACGAGAACCGCAAGGACGCCGAGCGCATGGGTAAGGCCGTCACCAGCGGCGAACGCGCACCCGACGAGGACTGACCGTGAACGGCATGGCACTGCGCATCGCCGCGTTCTTCGTCGGTTGGACGCTCGGCTTCCTGTTCGTGCACTGGCTGACCACGCTCGGCTGATGGCCAAGCCACGGGCCAGCACAACGCAACGCGGATACGGTCACCGACACCAGAAACTCCGAGCACGCTGGCAGGCACGCATCGACGCCGGCGAGACCATCACATGCTGGCGGCCCGACTGCAGCAACCGCATCACCGGTACCGACTGGCACCTGGGACACGACGACGACGACAGGTCGAAGTACCGCGGCCCCGAGTGTGTCCAGTGCAACCTCTCCGCCGCGGCGCGGAAGACGAACGCGATCCGGTCAGGCGCATCCGCAACCGTCGAACCGCAGTCCAGGGAGTGGTGAGGACGATGTCGAATACGAAGACGTTGGTCTGCACCAACTGCGGCAACGCGATGTGGAAGACCAGCAACCGTAAGACGACGCTGTGTCGCGCTTGTGGGCCGAGGGCGTTCAGCCCCGACTCTCCCGCGACGCAATGGCGCAGAGCACTCGAGGCAGCGGTGACGGCTGGCGACAGTACAGGAGTCTTCACGGCCGCCCGAGCGCTGGCCGAGGTCGACCCCGAGACTGGATGCTGGGTGTGGACCGGATACACCAAGCGTGGCTACCCGGTCCACCGGAGCCCGAAGGTCGGCGCCGTCCGGGTTCACCGCCTGGTACTCGAAGCCAAACTCGGACACGAGCTCGGGGTGAACCAGGCACACCATGCCTGCGCCAATCGGGCATGCATCAATCCCGACCACCTGCAATCCGCCACCCAGGCGGAGAACACTGCCGAGATGCTGCAGCGCCGAGCATACGAGGACCGCATCGCCGAGTTGGAAGCCGCACTAGGCCAGATCGCACCCGGTCACCCAGCTCTACGGACCATCCGAGCCGCATAACAGGGGGGGCGGGGGTCCAGAACCCGGATGAACCCGATGGGTACCTGACCTCGACGGGGCCATCTCTCTCCCCGACGGTTTTTCCACGGGGGTGATCGCATGGCGAAGATGAAATGCCGCTCGTGTGGTGCCTCGTTCGTGGGTGACGCTCGCCGCCGGTACTGCGAGAAGCACACGCCACCGAAGCGGGTTCGTCGGCCGGCGCGTCCTCAGCATTTGCATGCGATCGAGCCGGGTGAGACGCCACCGCTGCCGCCGGTCCTGAAGTCGATCGAGGAAGCCGCCGAGGCCGGGTCGACGCTCGACGAGCTGCGGCTGATGCGCGTGCGCATCGCGCGGACATTGGATAACCCGAATTGTCCGCCGCGTGACCTCGCCGCGCTCTCCCGTCGGCAGATCGAGATCGCGAAGGAGATCGACGCGCTGATCCGTCAGCGGCGGGAGGAATCCGATGGTGGTGGCCTCTCCGAAGACGAAGCCTGGTCTGAGGAAGCTATCTGAGGTTGCCCGCCATATCCGCAAGCCCGAGGGCATGGTCACGACCGGTTGGCCTGCGGTCCGCGATCGTCTCGCACAGTTCGGGATCCCGTTCGATGTGTGGCAGCAGGGAGCCGGTCGGCTGATCCTGGCGAAGCGCGAGGACGGGATGTACGCGGCCGGGGTCGGCGGCGTGATCATCTCGATCCCTCGCCAGGTCGGCAAGACCTACATGATCGGCTGGATCGTCTTCGCGTTGTGCACGATCTTCCCGGGCATGACGGTCATCTGGACCGCGCACCACACCCGCACGTCGAACGAGACCTTCGGCAAGATGCAGGCGATGTCCCGCAAGGCGAAGGTGAAGCCGTACATCCAGGCCGTCCGAAAGGCGAACGGCGACCAGGCGGTCGAGTTCACGAACGGCTCGCGCATCCTGTTCGGCGCCCGGGATCAGGGCTTCGGCCTCGGCTTCGACAAGGTCGACATCCTCGTGCTCGACGAGGGCCAGCGCGTCAAGGAAGTCGCGATGGCCGACATGGTCCCCGCGACGAACGCAGCGCCGAACGGCCTCGTCATCATGATGGGCACGCCCCCCCGACCGACGGACAACGGCGACGTCTTCGCCGCTCGCCGCAAGGACGGGCTGACCGGCGACCCTGACACCCTGTACATCGAGCTCAGCGCCGACCAGGGCGCGAAGATCATCGACTGGGACCAGGTCGCGAAGGCCAACCCGTCGTACCCGCACCGGACCGGCAAGAACGCGATCCTGCGGATGCAGAAGCTCCTCGGCTCAGACGAGGGCTTCTACCGCGAGGGGTACGGCATCTGGGATGAGGAAGACACCGGATCCGGCGTATTCAAGATGTCCGACTGGAAGAACGGCCCGCCCCTCGAGGACATGCAGTCGCCGGTCGTGCTGGGGCTCGAGGTCAGCCTCGATCGACAGCGCGCGTGGCTGCTCGCGGTCGGATCGAACGCCGCAGGACAGCCGCAGGTCGAGATGATCCCGACCGTGAAGGGTGGCGACGTCTTCGAGTTCGACGGGACCGCCGACATCCCGGCGCGCATCGCTGAGGTCGTCGAGGCGAACCCGGACATCGTCGGCATCTCGGTCGACAAGTTCGGCGAGGCCGCGTCCCTGGTGCCGCTGATCGTGAAGGCGATCGAGGCGCTCGATGACGGAAAGCGCCGGCTGCGGAAGCTGAAGCTCGAGCAGCTTGCCGGCCCGCAATGGGTGGAAGCGGGCGGGCGCGTGCAGGACGCGATCCGCGACAAGGAGTTCGGGCACGGCGACTCGCCGCTGCTTTACGGAGCCGTGCGGGTCGCGGACATGTCTAGTCGCGACGGTGTTCGCGTGTTCAAGCGGGACAAGTCGGGCGACGGCGCTGGGCCGTTCTTCGCTCTGCTGTGCGGATGGTGGGGCTGGCAGCTGGCAGGCAAGCCACGTGCCAAAGCTGAGATCTTCTGAGAGGGGCAAGCATGCGGAAGCTGATTACGTCGCGGTCCGCGGTGTCGATCCTCCTCGTCGCGGTCGGCGTGATCGTCCTCAGCATCGGGCTTGGCCTGGCGTTCGGTGTGGGTCTCGGCCTGGCCGCCGCTGGCGGGCTGACAGTCGTCCTCGGCCTGATGCTCGGCTGGAATGAGGCAAGCTGATGGGCTGGCTGAGTGGCAAGAGCGCGCCCGCAGGACGGAAGGCCGTTGACCTCGACGCGCTCGCCCGGATCTTCGGCGGCCCCGACGACCCCGAGTGGCCTGCATCGTCATTCCAGTCGCACATCCGGAACGGGTACGAGAAGAACGAACTCGTCTACGCGTGCATCACCGAGCGGGTGAACGCGGTGGCCGAGGCGCCGATCCGCGCGTACGCGTCGTCGTCGGCGCGCCGCGGTCAGCCGCTCGAGACCCACCCGATCCGGAAGCTGCTGGCGACTCCGAACCCGCTGATGAGCGAGACCGAGCTGTTCTCGATGATCGAGCTGCATCTGTCGCTGGCGGGCATCGCATTCATCGAGGTTGTCGAGGATCGCGCCGGGACACCGGTAGAGCTGTGGCCGCTTCGCCCCGACCTCGTCCGGATGAAGCGCGGGAAGACGAGCATCGATTACTTCTACACCGTCGACGGGTCGCGCCGCGTCCCGGTCGACGTCATCCCGATCCGGCTGCCGAACCCCTGGGACCCGTTCGTCGGGCAGCCGCCGATGCGCCCAGCGTTGCGGGCCACCGAGGTCGACAATCGGGCGAACAGCTTCGTCGGGTCGCTGCTGAAGAACCACGCGATGCCGTCTGTGATCGTGACGATGGGCGACCTCGAAGATGCGCTCGATGACACGACCACGAACCGCCTGAAGACGAAGTGGAAGCAGTCGTACGGCGGCGCCAACATGGGTGAGCCGGCGTTCCTGCAGACCGGCATGGACGTCAAGACCGTCGGGTTCAACCTCCGCGATCTGGAGTTCCCGGATCTGCGGACGATCAGCGAGTCGCGGATCTGCGCCGCCTTCCAGGTGCCGCCGATCGTCGTAGGCGCCGCGGTGGGGCTGAACCGTTCGACGTTCGCGAACTACGCCGAGGCGCGGCGCAGCTTCTACGAGGAGTTCGTCTCGTCGGAGAACAAGCTGATCCGCGAGGCGTTCTCTCGGCATCTGCTGCCGCGCTTCCATCGCGCGGGGCGCG